CACGTATACATTGCCGCCGCCTGCCAGAGTGCTGATGGTAATGCCGGCACCGCCAGCAGCAGCAGCTTGGCGATTGGCATAGTCCAGCTTATAAGTATCGAAGGACGCTACCAGGCCAACATATGCTTTCTCGTAGGCGGTGACAGGCTTGCCCTGCATGGTTTGACGGCCAGCCAGGTTGCTCGCCATGCCGTTGTAGTCGCGGGTAGACAGCGCCAGGTAACGATCATAGGCGGGGATGCCCTGTTCGTTCATGATGGCCTCGCACAGCGCTACGTCATCAAATCCAGTTGCGGCGGTCGAGCGCTTCACGAACAGAGTGCCCTGTTGTGCTGCCACGTTCATCACCGCAACGTTGATATCGCTTGCCAGTTTCTGCTTTGCTGCGTCGCCCAGGCGCTTCTCTTGCAGCGCATCGCGCAATTCAGTCGCAGACATGATCCAAGGCGACGATTTCTTGAAGCCGATGGTGGCAGGAACAGACAGCTGGGTTGCACTGCCGAAATTGCCGGTTTGATCCATACCATCAAAGGTCTGAGCAATGTATGGCATCGGGCGCCAGATGGTATCGCCAGTGCGTTCCATCATGGTCGCTTCAGTATTGTATTTGCTGACGTTGCGCGACAGCACCAGTTGATCATCAAAGCCTTCGATCAGATCTTCAAACGCGACCCGCTCTTCTTTGCTAAAGCTGTTCGACATGATTCTTTTCCTTTATGGGTTACTTCGTCGCACGAAGCTTGGCCTTGTAGGCGATGACTTCCGACATGTCACCGGTCTTTTCAGCCTTCTCGCGCAAGCGCTCAAGAGTGTTGTCCACCGCGCCGGACGGGGCTGCGTTGCCAGTGCGAACGCGACCTTCCGGTGCTGGTGGGGCTTTACGGGGAGAAGTTTTCACTTGAGTCTCCAGTTTTGCTACCGCAAATGCGAACTTAACGGGGTCTTTGATGGAAGCGAGTTCTTTCAGCTTGGCCGGATTCTTGCCGAGAGCGTAGTTCACCAATGCTGCGTTATCTGCGCCGCTGACGATAATGCCCTGTTGTGTCACGTTCAGTTCATGCAACACCGCCGCTTCGGCGTCCTCAAAGTCAGAAACCTTGAGTTTCGCTTTGGCATCGTTGTATGCCGTTACTTTCTCGTTCCACGAATCAGACTGGGCTTTTTCGTCATCGGCCTTCTTACGTTCAGCTTCCTTACGTGCAGATTCCTGCTGCTGCCATGCATGGAACTTCTGTTCGTAAAGGTCGGTGTCATAATCGCAATCGGCTAGTGTTGGCTTTGGTAGGTTGGTCACCGATTCGGCTTTCGCATCTCGCTCGGCCAGTTTGGCTTCCAACTCACGGAGTTTGCGCGACTTTTCGCGATTCTCCTTACGCAATTCCTTCACCCATTCCGGGGCTTGCTTGTTCTCTTCTTCCTCGGATGCTGGCGATACATCCCCAATGCTGACCACAACTTCCTCGGATTCAGGATCATCTTGCTTTTGCTCAGATGCCGGCGTCTCACCGATCACATCCTGCTCCTGCTCAACTTCTTCCTGTTCCTCTTGGTCAACTTCGTTGTTTTCTGCCAATACAGTCATTTGTTACCCCTATGAACTCACCGCATTGCGGGGCGGCGGAACCCTAATGCTCGGATGATAGAACTTATCTATCACAAAATCAATTCAAATAGTTATTGCATATTATTTTGCGGAATCCCCGGTGCCTCTTGTGGGCTAAGTTGCTGAGCAACCGACATAGCAGTAGCAATACGCTGCTGTTCCACTCCAGCCAACTTTACGATGGTGTCTGCTTGAGTATTGCCAATTTTTGCGCTGGTCAATTCGGTCTCAGCGGTTGCCTTGATAGCGTCGGCATGTTGTTTTTCAGCGGCTGCTTGCAAATATTGCGCATTCGGGTCAGGCTGCTGGTTCTGTGCTTGCGCGGCTAGTTCTTGAGATTCTTCCTCAGTTGGCTGGATGGCCCCCATAGCAAGCAGTTTCTTGCGGAAGTATTGACGCACATCGCTGATGCCTTCGCCTTCCATGTTCATCATTGCCATGGCGGTCAGAACCTGTTGCGTATCAGGATCTTGTGTGATTTGCAGCATGCCAGTCAGGGCGCGCACGGTAGCCTGGCGCTTGCTGGTAGAAGATGGGCCAACTTCAACATTGACATCTAACTTTGCGTCGCTCAGATCGTTAGCCAGGTAGACTTGGCTGGTTTTCGGATCGGTTTTCGGCTGGTTCAGTACCAGCGAGCCGGCAGAGCCATCGTTGGCGATAGTCTTCATCTTGCGCCCATCTTCAACATAGATATCCTGCGCCATGGATAGCCAGACCTCGCCAACACGCTTTACGCATTTGGCGAAATTCGACATATAGATGAACACTTGCATGTCTAGGCGATTCTGTATCAGCTCAACCGCTTTCCCAGACATGTTCGGTTGCATCTGCTCGCCGGCCTGCTGGTTTCCAAGCAAGTCCTGCAAATCCTGTTCGGTAATCTGGAGCAATGTGGCCAGCGCAGGTGGGATGCTCGGCGCCTTAGTGTAGGCAATCGGCTGGGCCGGGATCGGCATGCCATTTCCGTCCGTGGTCTGGTTCAGCAGCAGATATGGATAGCGCTTAATATTGTCTTCTGACCACATTACTTGGTGGCCCATGATCTGTTCTGGCGTCACGATTGGTTTTTCGACGCTCGATTGCGCGCTGATCTCGGCCAAAGCTGAAATCAACATGTTTTTCAGACGCTGCGCATCGACTGCCAGGCGCACATGGCCCATAAAGCGCTCCACGCCATCCACAAACCAGCGTTTGCCATAGTTCGGGATTACCGGAATGCACTTGCCAGCGATGTAGCCGCAATCTTCCAGCACCTGCGCTCCATCCATGATGTACTTATGGACACGGCAAGTCTTGATTCGCTTCTGCCCGACTTCTTTGAAACCAATCGCCAGCAATTCGGCGCGGCGCTCTTCTCCTTCGTCGCCCTCCAAGTCAGATTCCGGGATGCGCTTCTTTTCTGGCTCTTCATCGGTTAGGCTGATGCCTTCGAAGAAGTAGACCAGTTCTTTCTTTTCCTCGACCTCGTAATATTCAGCGATATAGACGATATCAGGCGTATACCAATCGAATTCCGTTTGCTGGATCTCTTTCGGCCAACTTGCAGGACTCATGCCATATTCTTCTTCATATGCGTCATGGGTCAGGCCAGTCAGCACATAAGCGCGCTTGGCGTCGGCCTTGTCCTGTCGCTTGGCGTCCAGATCAAAAAACACGGTCGAATCAGCGTCAAATACTGGCTCAATGCAAATACGCTGCTTGGTATTGTCTTCGTCGTATTCGTCTTCGTATTGTGTGCGCAGACGAATCGCGCCAAAGCCACCACCTACCGCCTCCTCGAAAGCGTTGTCGAAAGCCTCCTGCGCGCCGCTATCCTGCTCATCAGCCCGGTATAGGCCATCGCATGCCTCAGCGGTCTTATCGTTCTTGCTACCATCCTTGGCTGTGAAATCCACATCGATGCGGTTATTGCGATATTCGTTGATGATGCGAATAACGGCTAAATGAATCTTGTTCATCTCGAAGCGGGGTTTATTTTCGAACTGCAAGCCAAGCGGGCCTTCCCATTGGGCGCTGGCAATCGAGTAGAAGCGCCGATCTTTCAGCGCCTGCATGCGCTCATCGCGTACCGATGCTTGGATTGCATCGAAGTGCCGCATGGCACGGTCATGAACAGAGCGCAGGCGCTCAGCTTTGGACATAGCCATTACTTCTTTCCTTTCTTAGCCGGCGTCTTCTTCACGCCTTCCGCCGCAAGTTTTTTTGCTGTCGCCATAGGAATGCCGGCGCTCTTGGCAATTTTCGGATTGTGCTCAGCAGCACGGAACAATTTATTTTGCTTAGCGGTATATGGCATGATCAGATCTTGTAAAGATGGCCTTCGAATGCAGCACCGATTTTGATGCCGTTCGTACTGGAGAATGCACAGCTCACTGCAAAGTCGGTCATTGGGCCGACAGGGATACGCGCACCAGCATTCAGTGTGAATGGCGCACCATCAGAGCATTGGATTTTGCGTGGCCGACCCGCCGCGCTGTTAGTAAAGCGGAAATATAAAGCCGCATCAATATGCCGCGACGCACCGCCAGCTGCTTCCAGAAGCTCAATTTCCACGGCAAAGATATTCAGGAAGAAACCCAATGGAGGCGTGTAGACGCACTGCTGTGCTGTACGTTGGCGAGGCGGGATTACGGCGCGCACAGTTCCGCCGCCAGCATCCCGAAT